TGTCCCCATACACTACCGTCACTGTCTTTCGACCTCACGGAAATTTGTAAAACCTAGAATAATTTAGTTAAACAAATTTGCAGGTTGCTTTTTCTCATTGCCTGCATCATTTTAAAGCCATAACGTTGTTTTGCTTCTTTACGACTACAGTCCAGTATCTCGCACCGGGTGTTTCCATTGCCGGATTGTCAAAGACGACAGTTTTATAGGCCCTGTCGGGGCGGTGTAGTTCCTTATGTAAGGGTTCTGTAATTTGCCTGAATTCTGTTTTGACTTGGTGTCTGTGTGTGCCGTGTTCGATATATAGTTATATCTTTTTAAGAGCTTCCCGGAGGATTTGTGAACCTCCTACTCTAACGTTTATTATACCATTATAATATTCGTCTGTCAAGAGAACTTTGCGATTAAATTGTTCTTCCGCTTCTAAGTAACTTGCAACGCCTCTACTTGGGCATATGTGCAATATCTCTCTTGTAAATTTATCTTCCCCAAGCTCTAAAACATCTGCTTGAAGATTATCTGAACTGCCCCAATAAGTTTTCCAATCGCTTTCTTTAGTTCCTCGGCGTTTGTTCTTTTTACCTTTTAGTGGTGGCTTAGTTGTTTTAAATTTTGCTAACTTTTTGCCTATGTACTTTTTGTTGTTAGTTGTGTTTGTAATTAGGTATACGAATGCTTCGCAACCCTCAGGTAGCACATCTATTTTTTTGTTTTGGAAAGTCCATTGCGACATAGTACATAGTTATCTACTGCTGATGCTATGTACGAACTTATATCGGCTAATCTTTTCTAAGTCAGGTTTTTGTGTAAGTTTACCTAACGCAATATGTCCTATTGCTAACTTTGGGTCGTCAATTGCGTGTGGCAGTTTGTGTGCAACTTGCATACACCAACGCTTTACATGTTTTGTAACTGCTTTTGCATCAACACACTGGTCCGGTGCAAACCATGCAAGTAAATCGCTTTTAACTATGCTGGTGGGAATTATATGTTCTTGTGGAACATCTACATCATTGTCGTAGCATATTTCCATTATGTGTTTACCTACATGTGGGTAGTTCATGTACAAATGATTATCTAGTCTAGTAGGTGAGAACAATTCGTAATCACTGTCCTCTAGTGGCTGGGGTGCAGGTTCGCCAGTTGCTGTACTAATTAAGAAGCGTCTATTTTTATTGCCTGTTATATCTTCTAAATGATGTAAGTGATAGTTAAACATACTGAGCCACTCTCGCAACTCACCTGTCTCGGCGTGTACATGATCTGGAAAGTTTTCGTGTAGTCTATTTAGATCATCACTGCCTGTGAATATTTCAGGCTTGATGCGTTGGATGTTGTCTATGCTGTGATTTAAGTTTGCTTGTACTTCTGCTATTGTTTCGCCCCAGTTATAAAACTGAGTACGACTTACAAACTCGTAATCGTTATCTTTGTAGTTGTTCCAAATTACTTCAGCAACACGGTTGTTAAATAGTTCGTATGTGAGTGTGTACTCTGCATCACGGCCTAGGTGTATGTCAATCCACATATTCGGTGTCAGTGTTGTACATAGTGAATCCGCCTTCCTTGACCACTGTTAGTACATTATTCACTCTACCTACTAGTTCTTCTTTGTGTGAGATAAGGAAAATGTTCTTACCTTGTTCCCTATTCATCTTCTTAAGGATGGCTAAGGCGTTCTCTACACCCATTGTATCCATACCTGAGTCTATTAATTCATCGATACACATTAGGTTCATAGGTGCATTTAAACTCTCATACATGTCTCTAAATGCCCAAGATAAGCCCAAAATAAGTCGATTACGTTCGCCTCTACTTAGATTATCAAAGTCTAAGTCGCGTCCGTACTCTGTTATTTCGACGTTTAAATCGTTCGCAAATTTTACATCATGCGGCAAACCTAACTTATCTAAGTACCATGCTAACCTATGATTTAAGTACGCAATGTTCTGATCAATAATCTTTTTACGGATAAAACTATCTTTGCTTGTTAGCAATTTGTACAAGAACTCTTGGTGCTCTTTTAAGAATGTAAGTTCGTTGATTAAGTCAAAACTAACTTCCTGTAAGCCTGTTTCTCTAAGTAAGTCTATTTGATCAATGTACGGATTTGGTTCATCTAATTTAGTTTCGTATTGTGATGCTAACGACTCTAAATTATGTTTGTGTTCGTATGCCTCTTCGGCAGTTTTATAAAATGTAGTTAGTGTTGAAGGAACAACAATGTCTTCGAGTGCTTCTGTTAGCTCAGTTAGTTTACCTTCAGTAGTGGAAGTGTATTCTTTCTCTTCTACTATTTTGCTCTCTAACTCTTTAGTATACGATTCGTGTGTGCTTAAATGTGCTGTGCCTTGTTCACATGTAGGGCATACACCTTCTTGTGCTTTTACTAAATTAGCTTCTAACTCTATAAGCCTATCGTTACTACGATTATAACTTGTTGTTAAACTTTTTAATTCTTTTGTGATAGTGTTAACTAGATCTTGTTCCTCTTTGGCTTTAACATTTTGTTTGAAAGATGCAATTTCAGTCTCAACATCAAGTTCACCTAGTGTAGTAATTGCTGTTTCTAAGTCTTTTACTTTAGTGTTGTGTGTGGCGTCCCATGCTTTTTTACGACTTTCAATCTCAGAAATGTTTTTCTCTATACGCTCGTTGCTGTCTTTAACTGCATTAATTCTTAATTCTTCTTCCTTAATACTATCGCGAGTAAACTTAGTTTTCTCTTTGAGCTGTTCTGCCTTAGCACTTAGATCAGTAATACCTAATAACTGCTCGATCATGTCTCGCTGATCGTTTGTTTTCATACTGAGGAAAGGTTCGCTGTATGTGTTTAGTGCAACTAAATGCTTAAACATATTATGCGGAAAGCCGATAATCTTTTCAATCTCTTTTTGTGTCTCTCTACTATCGCCTTGTTGTTCTTCTTTTACAGTATCTTCGCCGTTAACTAAAAACTTTAACACATTAGGCCTGCGGCCACGTTCGATACGATACTCAACACCCTTAGATTCAAACTCTACAGTTGTCATCATGCCTTTAGCATTTGTTTTATTGATTAAGTTATCACGTCGAATGTTAGTAAGTGCTTCACCATACAATGCATAACTTAATGCATTAATAATAGTAGTCTTACCTGTGCCGTTTCTGCTACCATCACCGCCCATGTCTAAGTTATGACCTAGAACAAGAGTAAGTTGACAGTTATCAAAATTAACGGCCTGTGTGTTGTTACCCACACTCATAAAGTTACGGGCTGATACATTTTTAATCTTTAGCATACTAAATTTCTAACTCGTTATAAATGTCAATTAATTTTTGTCTTTCGATTGTGCTTGATTCAATTGTGTCTAATTGCTGTAGTACTATTTGATCTACGCTTTCAAACTTTATTTCACTACCTTCAAATTCCTGTTCCTCTTCTTTGATAGGAATAAGTTGTAGTTCTCTTACACCATATTGTTCAGCAAACTTTTCTTTAATAAAAGTTGCTTCTTCGTATGATATACCAATATCTAATTTTACACGAGCATAGGTGTACTTGTCAAGTAAATTTTCGTGATTGTCTAATAGTTGTTTAAGAGTAAACACTCTGTACTTAGGGCACTCAGTCCAGTTTACATATATAGGCTCTTCTCCCCAAGTAAGGAACATAGCACCACGCTCATCGTCTTGTGCATCTGCATAGTTATGTGGGAAAGCATTACCTAAGTAATGTATGTTATTTTTAAATTGTCTTTTGTGAAAGTGACCACTAAACACTAGTTCTGGTCCACTAAGCATTTTATCATTGATACCACCATGGTCCGGCATCTCTACCATTGCGTTCATTTTAAAGTAAGGTAATTCAAAATGCCCAAACATGTACTTACACTTCATCTTAGAAACAGTTTTGTAATCGTCGCCTACTAACCATGGAACAATAGCAACATCATCTTTTTCAAACATGTCGTCTACCATAACAAAGTTAGATAAGTCACGAGCAAACTCGATACTGTTCATATCTCTTTTGTCTCTATAGTAGAGGTCGTGATTACCTGTTATAAAATATACTGTTTCAAAGTTGTCATTTAACTTTTTAAGATCTTGTACAGTTGCATTCATTGTTGCAACATTAATACTTGATCTATGATGCATCCAGTCGCCTAAGAAAATACATGTTTCTGCATTCCTTGCTTTTGCTTCTGCAATAAACCAATCTATATATCGGTGGCAGTCATCTAAGTGTAGACGACTATTTTGTTTTAGCCCGTAATGTATATCCGTAAAACAGGCCGCTGTTTTAAACAACTGACTCATAAAAAATTACTCTGGTGTATTTTCTTGTTCTGCTGCCGTTTCGGCTGCATCTCTTAAATTACGAATTTCTTCTTCATGTTTAATTTGTCTACTGAAACTAGGCATGTGTCCTTGGTCAATTAATATGTCATCTCTAATGTTTTGGTTACGCTTCTCAATGTTTAACACTCTTGTGAAACTGTTATTAACAACCGCAGTGTAATATGCAAATGGATTGTCTGACTTAGATTCGTTAAACTGTAAACCAATTTGCGATAACTGTACTAATGCTTGTCCACGCATTTCGTCTACATATGTATAACCACGCCAGTTTGCTCTATGTGAATAACGCTCTACTAGTTTTAAGAACATAGTTCCTAGTTTGTTTGTAATTCTTCCGTGATCAACACAAAACTGTCCGTTGCTTAAACTCCCTTCCCAATGACTACGAACAACTTCTTTTAACTCTGTGCCTTGATAAGCATAATGCTTGAATGCTGGAAAGTTTACTTTTGCTCTCTCGTCTGCAGGTGTTTTAGGATTTTTCTTCCTGCCTGGTTCTAATGGAATATGGTCCATATTCATAACACGGAAAACTAATTCGTCTAGATCAAACGAATCAGGATCTACTGCAAACTCTTTTTGCTTTGGCTTATTTTTATAATCAGCTCTGTCATGGGTGGACATTGCTACAGCATATGCTTCACTTTGTATTTTGTTTGCTTTGTTTAATCTTGCTTGGTTAATTACAGTATCGTTGATCTCGTTGAGGTCTCCCACTATAACATCATAATTATTATACTTTTCATCGGATACTTGACAGTAAGTGAGTTTACTACTGTTAATCTCCTTAAGAATATCCTTGTTATTTAAATAATTTACTGGTGCTGGTTTTTTAATCATATGCTGGTGTGTCCTGTAGTTTTGTATGTATTATACACTTCTAATTAACTTTGTCAATCAAATATGCCTGTATACTGGAAATTCTGGCATATTTTAAACTTTAACTATGTAGTATTTATCTGTGCCCAATCATTAAAACTATATTTTATGATTCCGATAAATAGTAACATAGGAGATTATTATGAGCAATAGTTATTTAGGAAGCGGATCACTTGGAGGCCTATCAAAAGGTATAAGTTCTGCTGGTTACTTAAAGAATTTAGCAGAAGACTTAAACAATATTGCAGGCTTTGAATCAGACCTAGGTTCGCAACAAGGTATTACTACTAATCTTGATTGGAGAGCTAGACTTCGACCTAAGAATGGTGGACAAGATTTATTTTGGCGTGGCGCCGATCCTGAGGCTGGACCAGGCACAGATTACTTATTAAAGCCTTTGTTTGAAGCAGGCGGCATGGTTTGGCAGTACACACCGGATATTTTAGTTAGTGCTCAGGTAAATTATAACCAAACAGATTTCCATGGACAAAACTATCCTGTAATGACTTACAAGAATACAATACCACCTGCAATTCCGATAACGTCAGACTTTAGTGCTAACACAGTGCCAGAAGCAAGGTATTTGTTAGCAGTTATGCATTTTTGTAAAGTTGCAACAAAATCATTCGGTGGAGATGCAGCAGTAGCAAGTGGTTTCTATGGCACACCACCTCCTGTGTTATTGTTTGAATATTTAGGCTCCCATGGCTTTAACAAGGTACCGGTTGTGGTAACATCATACAGTATGAACTTACCTGCAGATGTAGACTATGTGCCAGTAGCAACGGCTGTTAACGGCGGCGAAACAACTTATGTGCCTACAATGTGTAACTTCCAGATTAACTTACAACCAACATATACTCCTCACAAATTGCGTAAGAGATTTGATTTACAACGATTTACTACAGGTAAAAATTATAAAGATGGATTTGTATAATGGCTAAATTTCATAGAAGCGATAGTTTTTTAAAGTCAACCGGTGTGTATGACATATTTTTAGATGTAAGTAAATTACCTTCGGTACCTAAACTACCATCTGATGATACATACATTGTTGAAGCAAAATATGTTAATAGGTTAGACTTGTTAGCATATGACAAATATGGTTCTTCGAGGTTATGGTGGATAATTGCTTTAAGAAACATAGATACAATTAAAGATCCAAGCAGAGATGTAACAGCAGGATTAGAAATTTACTTACCTAGTAAAAACACAGCAGAAACACTAGCAGGCTAATATGGCACTTGAATCAGCAGAACAGTACGATCCGTTTTTAAAGAAAAATGTTTACGGAAATATTTTAGACCAAGTAGAAAACTATCAGTACAACTTAAAATTATATATGATACCACCGGTTGCAGCTCCTGTAGGAACACAGCCGTCTGCAAACGCTCAAGGTGGTTCAGAAGATGCTAGAGCAGATAAGCCAGTCAATGCTAGTAATAGCAGTGGCCAGGGCGGCTATTTGCAGAACTCATATGTTGCAAGTCCTGCAGAAACTATTGTACTTGCACAAACAGGTGTAACAGGAACACAGATTGACAACTTAGAAATACAAACAGTTGTTGGCCCCGGTGGCGGAATGGAAAATTCAAAAGTAAGTTTTGATATAATTCAACCAGGCGCCGCAGACTTCCTGGATCAAATAGTGGCTGCTAAAGCATATTTAAGAGATCAAATCACAGCACAGGATGTTCCTATCTTTTTGGAAATAAATTTTAAAGGATATGACACAGATATAGAAGATGAAGACCGTGGTGGAACTCCTATACTTGCAGCAGGCCCTTATAGATACATGTTAAAAATTGCTAATGTACAATTAGAAATTGACGATGCTGGCAGCACTTATCAATTTGATTGTGTACCAGTAGATCAAATGGCGTACATTGATACTAGTTACAGGATGCCAAAAAAAATCGAGTCAATTGGAACAACTATCGAAGAACATGTTACAGACATGGTAGCAAAAATTAGAGAGCATAACGAAACAAATAATAACATGTATGCTATACAAGACGAAATTAAAATAGACTTATCTGGGTTAACAGAAGGCAAATACGCATTAAAGGATACCAAACTGACTAAGCCAGACGATACCCAAGCAGAAGAAATAAATAGGATAATGAACCCTGAGCTAGAAGGGCTAACCGAAGACGAATATGCAGATGTATTAGAAAATAATACAAAAGATGAAGGCACACTAGACATAGTTGTAGCCGAAAATAAAGTAACAGTTAGAGAAGGTGTGTCTATTGAGAGATACATAGCAACATTACTATCTATGAATGATGAATTTTTTAATAGATGTACTAGATCAGTTTACCCAGCAGACCCTGAGAAAAACGAAACAAGAAAAGATCAAGCACTTATACAATGGTTTAAATTAAATGCTTTTGTTCAATACACTGCCTTTGATTACAAAAGAAATGCGTATGCATTAAAAACAGTTTTCAAACCAACAATTTATTCAACAGCAAAAAATACTGTACAAGCAGATGTAGCAGAAAATTCGGGTCTTACTGCTGATGATGTGAGAGCAAGAATTGATGGACTTCCTATATTTAAAGCATATCATTATCTATACACTGGGCTAAATGATCAAATTAAAAATTGTAGAATTGAATATAAATCGGGTATCGCAATTTTAACAGCACCGGCTGGTGGATTCTCAGGTGACTTTAGTACAGTGTTAGCAAAGACTCTTAGTACTACAGCAACTCCAACAGAAGATTTAACAGGCAATGACTTAGCAACGGCAGCTGTAAAAGCATCTAATCAAGAAGATGCATCTAAAGCATTAGATAATTTGTTTAAAGATAAAAGTCCTGAAAGAGAAAATGACATTGCAAGTGTAGGCGGATTATTAGGATTATCAAACGCAGAGATTAGAGATGCTATTGAAAATAGAAACGGTGCTAATGCTTCTAGAATAAAAGAGACCTTAGCAAACAAAGGTGCAGCAGAGTCAATTAGGAAAGCACAGATTGCATCAACAAACGGCACTGCTAATCCAAAAAATTTAAACGGAACAAATTATACTCCGTCGCTTAGTGGCTATATTTATTCTGCAGATATTATAGGAAGTGTAAGCGAACGATTAGATCAAGCCGCGGCGCTGACAGCATCACAACAACTAGCAGAATCCTTAAAGCCCAAAGAAGAAGAAGATGCTAATGCTGATGCCAGTGGACCACAGGAAGCAGTTAAAGTAGATTCAGTACCTAACCCTGCAGAAGACGCAACTTATAACGGTACTCCAAGAAACACAGTGTTTGGATATTTAATGCAACAACATGCAATTGATGATTTCCTTGTAACACTAGATATGGAAATTAAAGGCGACCCTTGGTGGCTAGGTCCTCCAAAAGGGGATAATCAGCCAGAAGTAAAAGGAAGTGAATTTGTTAAAGATAAAACAGATGAAAAATCAATAAAAATACAAGGCGACGAAAACTATGTGTTGTTTGATTTACAAACACCTAGGTTGTTTGATTTTGATGTTGAAGATGAAGACAGCCCTAGTAACAGTGGTTACTGGAGTAAAATGGGTACATCATATTTCTTAACAGGCGTGTACATGGTCAGAGGAGTTAACCATATGTTCTCAGGTGGAGAATTTTCGCAAGAGCTTAACTTAATAAGACAAACCGCAATAGATTTAAAGAAAGTAGAAAAAGATGCAACTGGAGGTAATCCGTAATGGGTATTAGTTCTAACAGAGATACAGCAAGTAAAAAGAATCCTGTAATTAAAAAGAATATCAGTAAAGATGCTGTATTTGGTATATACCTTGCAGAAATAGTTTCAACAAAGGATATTAGTAGAACTGGTAGAGTGCGTGTGTTTATTCCAGCAATAAGCAAAGACAAAAATTCGCCAGCAGGGTATTTTGATGCAGTATGGACAAGTCCATTTGCAGGCAGTACAGATCCTCGAACAGTAGGGCAAGATGTAGAATCACCACAAGACACTCAGAGCAGTTACGGTTTATGGACAACGGTACCAGACAACGGTAATTTAGTCCTTATAGCATTCGGTGACGGCAATACAAAATATCCTATGGTACTGAGTTGCTTGTTTCCAGATAGATTAAATTATATGCTTCCAAGTAATGCAGGTGGAAAAACATACCAAGCCGGCAAGTTGAATTTGCCTACGTTAGAAAAAAATAAAAGAACAGCAGACATTAATCATAATGATACATTTAGGCCTATACAGCATACGTTAGCATCGGCAATAGTTAAGCAAGGATTAGCCCATGACCCAATAAGAGGTGCAGGCTCATCGAGTGCTAGGAGAGAATCTCCTAGTGAAGTATTTGGTTTATTAACACCGGGACCTAGAGACCCAAAAAACTTTAACTATAGACTCGGCGGCCACAGTATTACACTAGATGATAATTTAAATTCTAGGCAAATAAGAATTCGTTCAGCACAAGGTAGTCAACTATTATTAGATGATACAAGTGGAATGGTATACTTAATTAATAAAGAAGGTAATGTGTGGATGGAGTTTGCATCATCAGGCCAAGTGTTTATGTATGCAGAAAACGACATTTCCATGCGTACAAAAAGAAACTTTAATCTACGAGCAGACATCGATGTTAACATTGAAGCAGGACAAAATGTAAATATTAAAGCTGCAATGGACAACGAAGGTGCAGAATACCTAGGCGAAGGCGAAGGCGCCGGCGGACTAGTTAATATAGAATCAAGATCGAATATGAATCTTTTAGCAGAAGCAAATATGTTTGCAACTGCAAACACAGGCGAGCTACACATTAATGCTGCAGGCTCTATTAAAAATACAACTGGCGATAGTTTACATAATAGCGTAGCAAATGATGTAGCCACTACAGCAGGTGGTAAAGTCACAACTGGTTCCGGCGGAGTACAAGTACTAGAAGCAGGCGGCAATATTGTAGAAAAAGCACCTAAAGTATTAATGAACAGTGGCGGCCCGGGAGCAGATGATGCAGAAACATCAGACACTGCAACCCCAATCAATACTGATACGCTCGAAGACAATCCTATTGGAGAAATTAATTACAGCGATACCTCTACTCGCGATGCAACAACTGGTCGACGAACAGGCGACGCGGCACAAATTACAACTATTGTTACTACACTAGTTACATCAGAGCCATTCATAGGTCACGGTCTTCCTAACCCAGCAAAAGACGACCAAGACAATATGGTTCCAGACGATCGACTAGCAGACTCACTTAGTCCTGGCAGTAACGGCGTTGGAGGCAACGATCCTGCAGATGTTAATACTCCGGGTGGATTACAATCAGGATATTCCGGCAATGACGGTTCACCTAAGTACACTAGTCCAGCTCAAGTACAAAATAATTTTGCCATAGCACAATCAAAGAAATTTGATGCAAATATTGCTGGAGACTTACAGGCTTCCCTAAGTTCTAGTATACCTGCTATTAGGCAACCAACAACTACACCAAATGGTACAATTGTTGCAGGTATAGGCGGCAAAGTTACCGCTGCTCAAAATAAGTCTAAGATGTTAGCATATGATGTTAAAGGAATGCCAGCAGATCTGCAGTCCGGTAAGGCTAAATCTATGCAAGGTATCATCGCTACTGTTAAGTCTGGAGAACAAGGAACAAACATCGAAGGCGCATTATTAAGCCAAGGTATTCAAATGATTAAAGATGGGCCGTCTACTATCTATTACTCCGGCGGTGTAAAAATAATTGATTTCCAAGAAGGACTAGGCCCAACAAGTACTGCTATCCATGCTACATGTGATATACAACAAACTGGGCAAATAGTAAAATCTCTATGCGGCACTACACAGTTAAGCGATAACCAATTGTGTTCTCTTACAAGTTTTGCAAATCATTGTGGGACTAAGACTTTTGCAAAAAGTAAAGTGCTTAATGCAGTTAATAATAACCAGTTTGAGAAGGTGCCTAACTTACTAATGGCTCATAGTACATTAAACGTAGCCGGTGTACCAACTATACAAGAAGATTATTATCAAAGACGACAATTTGAAGGTGAGCTGTTTCAGTCACCGGACAGTATAAAACCAAAAGTTTATCCAAATTTGGTACCGTTTGCCAAACAGGCTAGTGATTTAAAACAACTTAGAAAGGGTTTAGTCTAAATCATTAAGTTTTTTTACTTCTGCTAATCTTTTCCAAGCCTTATATTTTGCTTCAGATTCCTCTCTCACCATTTTTTCTAATAGTGAAATTGTACCTGCTTGATTTTTAATAGTTTGGTTTTGATCAT